TAAACCTGTTGTAGAAATCAAAGAAAAGAAAACAGCAGTTAAATCTAAGGCTGAATAATGAGCATCTATCGTGGTGCAGGTGGAGCAGGTGATGCTACAGCAGACTCAGCCAGTGAAGCTCTATTAATTCGTGATTTAGCTGTTGAAGCCCAAGCTGATGCAGACGCTGCTGCTGCTTCGGCTAGTGCTGCTTCTGGCTCAGCCAGTGCTGCGAGTACTTCAGCAAGTAACGCTTCTACTTCAGCAACTAACGCAAGCAACTCAGCTTCTTCAGCAAGCACATCAGCTACTAACGCATCTAACAGTGCGTCTACAGCAACTACACAAGCATCTAACGCAAGTACTTCCGCAACTGCTGCTGCAGCTTCCGCAACTGCTGCTTCGGGTTCTGCTTCAACAGCAACTACACAGGCTTCCAATGCAAGTACCTCAGCAACTACAGCTTCTACTCAAGCATCTAATGCTTCCACTTCAGCAAGTGCAGCATCAACTTCAGCAACTAATGCTTCCAACAGTGCATCGGCTGCTTCCACATCTGCTACAAATGCAAGCAACTCCGCTACATCCGCTTCAGGAAGTGCTTCTACAGCGACTACTCAAGCCAGTAACGCCTCTACTTCTGCATCTAATGCAGCTACCAGCGAAACTAACGCAGCAACGTCAGCAAGCACAGCCACCACTCAAGCAGGAATAGCAACTACACAGGCTGGTAACGCTTCTACGAGTGCCACTACAGCGACTACGCAAGCAAGTAATGCTAGTACATCAGCGACTAACGCTGCAGCTTCTGCGACCTCAGCAAGTGGCTCTGCATCGACTGCCACAACTCAAGCCTCTAATGCCAGTACATCAGCTAGTAATGCAGCTACTTCGGCAACTAACGCTGCCAACTCAGCAACAACTGCAGCTTCATACACACCAAGTCAAACAGGTAACTCTGGTAAGTTCTTAACTACCAACGGTACTAACACTTCTTGGGGTACTGTTTCAGGTACTATCTCTGTTACTGGTGGAGATTTAACTCTATCTGGTAGTACTGGAACTGCAATCACTAATGCAACTCTAGCAACTGTTAATAGTAATACTGGTGCTTTTGGTTCTACTACATCCATTCCAGTTATTACTGTAAATGGTAAAGGTTTAATTACTGCAGTATCTACTGCTTCTGTAGCTGGTGGTGCAGCACTTAGTAACGATACAACTACAGCAAGTAACTTATATCCTTTGTTTGCTGCAGCGACTACTGGCACACCTACAACGATTTATACAAGCAATGCAAAGTATTTGTATAAGCCTTCAACTGGCGATTTGCAAGCAAGCCAAGTAGTAGCTTCTAATGGTTTAATAGTTAACAATGCAACCGTAGCTACAAGTTATTCAATAGCATCAGGAAACAATGCCATGAGTGTTGGTCCTATGACAATTGCTAGCGGTCAATCAGTTACAGTAAGTTCAGGTCAAAGGTGGGTGGTTCTATGAGTTCAGTCGTAATTTCAGGCGATACAAGCGGTGCTATTACTTTAGCCGCACCAGCCGTATCAGGAACAAATACTGCAACATTACCAGCCGCTACTGGCACAGTAATGGTTAGCGGTAATATGCCAGCGTTTAGGGCTTATGCTTCTTCTACTCAAACTGGTGTAAGTGCAAATGTGGCAACAAAAGTAACTCTTGGAACAGAATCTTTTGACACAAACAATAATTTTGCTTCTAGTAGATTTACTCCAACTGTTGCTGGTTATTATCAAATAAACGGCTCAATAGAAATTAGTGGTTCAAATTTTGGAACATATACAGAAACTATGATTTATAAAAATGGTTCTGTTGTTGCTTACAATCAATACAATACTGCTGGATATGCAAGCGTTTGGAATACTGTAACAGCTACTGTTTCTGATATTGTTTATTGCAACGGAACAACTGATTACATTGAATTATATGGAACGGCTAGTTTTACTGGGTGTTATTTTGCTAGTGGTAGTTCGGCAACATATTTAAGCGGTTGTTTAGTAAGGGCGGCATAAAATGACTTTATACGAAAAAATTATTGCAATTTATCCTGAATTAACAGAACAAGACTTTCGTTCTAAAGGCTCTATTCATTTGCAAAATGATTCAGACGGCAAAGGCGATTACATTGCTAAGTGGGAACACCCTACACTAGCTAAACCTACTGCGGAGCAACTAGCATAATGCCATACGGAACAGTCAATGCTGATGTAATTCAGACTTCTACTAGCGGTGGAATACTAGGTGCTGGTAACGCTTCTATTATGAAGAATCGCATTATCAATGGTGCGATGGTTATTGACCAAAGAAATGCTGGTGCTAGTGTTACTGGTAATGACAATGTGTTTGGTGTAGATAGATTTAAAGTGCAAGTAAGTCAATCATCTAAATTTACAATGCAACAAAATGCTGGCTCAGTTACACCGCCAGTAGGGTTTGTAAACTATTTGGGCATTACTTCATCTTCAGCATATAGCGTAGGTTCAACCGATTATTTCTTTTTGCAACAACGCATTGAAGGATATAATGTTGCAGATTTAGGTTTTGGAACGGCAAATGCTAAAACAATCACTATTTCATTTTGGGTGCGTAGTTCATTAACTGGCACTTTTGGCGGCGGAATACAAAACGATAATCAAGATAGAACATATCCATTTAGCTATACAATTTCTTCTGCAAATACTTGGGAACAAAAAACAATAACGATTGCTGGCGATACTAGCGGAACTTGGCTAACAACAAATGGCATGGGCATCAAAGTAACTTGGGGTCTTGGTGTAGGTTCTACATATAGCGGAACTGCTGGCTCTTGGGCTAGTGCCAACTACTTCTCAGCCACAGGAGCAACATCCGTAGTAGGAACAAGCGGAGCAACTTTCTACATTACTGGTGTTCAACTAGAAGTAGGAAGTAGTGCTACTGGTTATGAATACGAAAATTACACTTCACTTTTAAGCAAATGCCAACGCTATTACTATGCTACAAGTGTTTATATTCCTAATTCAACGGCTTTTCCTTATACAAACTATTCATATAAAGTTTCAATGAGAACTGCTCCTACTATTGCTGGTGGCGGTTCAGGGTTTACTGCTTCTCCAGCAACAACAGAAGGTTTTTCCGCTGGTCAAACATCTGGTGCAACACAAAGCCTTACATATTCTGCGGAACTATAAATTATGTATAAATTAGTTAATTTACCTGATGGCGGTCAAGCGGTTTTGCTTATAGAAGCAAACGCATTTATTCCATTTGACCCTGACAACACAGACTACCAAGCCTACCTAAAATGGGTAGCTGAAGGTAATTCACCAGAGGCAGCAGAATAATGACAATGATTATTGATGGGACTAATGGTCTAACATTTAACAACGCTACTACACAAGCTAGTGCTGGATGTGTTTTGCAAGTAGTTAGTCAGTATTACAACACTTATGGATCAACATCATCTACAAGTTATGTAGATACTGGAGTTACTTTATCTATTACTCCAAAGTTTTCAACAAGCAAAGTTATGGTAATTGTTGGATTGGCATTAGGAACAAATAATGCTTCTTCCACAACAATTAGCACTCAATTAGTAAGAAATGGAAGCTCTTTAGTTTTGCAAGAAAGAGCACTTTTGGCTCAAACAAACACTTGTGCAGATGTGTCTTATCAATATTTAGATAGTCCAGCTACAACTTCTTCTACTACATATAAAGTTCAATATTTATGTGTTCAAGGAAATACTGTGAGAATTAACGATTATCAAAATTCTTCTGGTAGTGCATTTTCATCAATTACTCTTATGGAGATTGCACAATGATTGATGCTATCTATAAACTGTATCCTACTGTTGTTCGTACTGTTGGAGAAACAGCTTACGACGCACAAGGTAATGAAGTAGCTTATGACCTAGCTGCTGTACAAGCCTACGCAGACTCACAAGCATACATCGCTAAGAGAGCAGCAGAGTATCCTCCAATGACTGACTACCTAGATGCTATTGTTAAAGGTGATACACAACAACAAGCAGCCTATATTGCAGCTTGCTTAGCAGTAAAGGCTAAGTATCCTAAATGAGTGATAACGTAGAACGGATTGCCGTGTTAGAAGCTGAAGTAGAAAAGCTACAAGCCAGTCAGAAAGAGATACTAGACTGTATTCATGCAGTGCGTGATGAGATGATGCGTTATAAAGGCTTCTTAGGTGGAGTTGCTTTCTTAGCGTCTGGTATCGGTATATTCTTGACTCTGTTCAAGGATTGGATTTTTAAACACTTTGCTTAAGGTATTCTATGTTTGGTAAACTAATTGCACTACTGCTTCTCTCCAGAGATACAGCACATCGTCAACACTGGAATACAATCAGCTTTGCACATCATAAGACACTTAATGAGTTCTATGACAACATCCTAGAGCTAACTGATTCTTTGATGGAGAAATATCAGGGACGTAATGGACGTATAGAAGTTCCTACATTAGAAGAGAAAGATACTTACACTAAAGATGCTGTGTCAGTTCTTACTAAGCATTTAGATTGGATTGAGAAAGCTCGTTACCAAGCTGTACCTAAAGAAGATACGGCAATACAGAACATCATTGATGAGATTGTAGGACAGTATCTTGAAACACTTTACCTATTAACACTTGACTAAGGAATTATTATGAGTACATTTCAATTAGACCCTAATGGAGTAGCTAACGGAGTTCCTGCTTTAGGAACAACTCAAGTATTTACTGTTACAAACTCTAGCGTAGCTTCAACAGCCTTTGGTGCAAACACAACAATGATTCGTATTGCTGCATCTTTAGGTCATTGTCACTTTTCAATCGGGACAGCACCTACTGCATCTATCACAACAAGCCCTATGTGTCCAACTAATAGTGTTACTTTTGTTAAAGTAAATCCAGGAGACAAGATTGCTGTTATTAAAGACTCTGGTGTAACATCTTCTACATTTTCTGTAACTGAACTTAGCTAAGGACTAATATGCCACTCAAATCTGGAACATCTAAAAAGACTATTTCTTACAATATCAAAAAAGAAATGAAAGCTGGAAAACCACAAAAGCAAGCTATTGCTATTGCTTTGAGCAGTGCAGGTAAGTCTAAGCCAATGGCTAAGCCAATGAAAAAGATGGGTGCTAAGCGTGGCTACTAAGAATGGACTCTATGCCAATATCGCTGCTAAACGTCGTCGTATCGCTGAAGGATCTGGCGAAAAGATGCGTAAGGTAGGCAGTAAAGGTGCTCCAACAGCCAAAGACTTTAAAGACTCCGCTAAGACAGCAAAGAAGAAGAAATAATGGTTAAGAAAGTTTATCAGAACCCTAATGGCGGACTTAATCAAAAAGGTAGAGACTTTTACAATAAGACTACTGGATCTAAGCTAAAACCACCAGTGTCCGCCAAGGAAGCTGCAAAGTCTCCTAAAGCTGCAGGTAGACGTAAGAGCTTCTGTGCTCGTATGGAAGGTGTTAAGGGTCCTATGAAGGACGATAAAGGTCGACCTACTCGTAAGTCCTTAGCACTCAAGAAGTGGGATTGCTAAGTTGAATGCCAGATCCCTATGGAATCAACGAAGGAGTAAAGCTACTCACTGGTAGTCTTGATGCTGGTCGTGAGAGTGGTAAAGCATTAGGTAAACAAGTAGAAGCTATACAACAAGATGCAGCAAATGTTGCACAGCAAAAAGCAACAGAAAGACGTAGAGCAGCTAGGGAAGCAGAGTTTAGAAAAGAAACTGCTCTCATTAAAGCACTAAACGATTGGAATCACAAAAAACAAATAAGCGACCAAGAAGCAAAGATAAAGATAGATTTTATTAAGAAGCACGGTGCTAAAGAGTGGGAAGCACTACTTAGAATAAAGTTAGATATAGAAAAGATGGAACAGAAAAACAAAGACGAATACCAACACGATTTAAAAGCTGTAAGAAGAGTTCAGTTTTACTGTTTTGCGGCTGCTGCGGTCATTGCGTGGTTTTGTACTTGGGGTTATAAACTTTAGGGGTAAATAATGTTTGGAATAGATGACATCATTGGAGTAGGAATGAAGCTTGTTGATAAGCTGATTCCTGACCCTGCACAGAAAGCACAAGCACAGTTAGACCTAGCTAAACTAGCTCAGGATGGTAAACTTGCTGACCTTCAAGCAGACATGAATGAGCAGAACAATGTCTCAGATCGCTGGAAAGCAGACATGACTTCTGACTCGTGGCTATCTAAAAATATTAGACCAATGGCTTTGATAGCTATTCTTGGTGGATACTTTGTCTTTGCGATGATGTCAGCCTTTGGATTGAATGCTAACGAGTCCTATGTGACTCTTTTAGGTAACTGGGGCATGCTAGTCTTCGGTGCATATTTTGGATCACGTACCCTTGAGAAGGTTACAGAGATTAGGAATAAAGCTAAATGAACGTAAGTGAACACTTTACTCTTGAAGAGTTAACTCATACAGATCATCGTGAGTTTGATAATACTCCTAATGAGCAAGAACGTGCTAACTTAGGTCGTTTAGCAACTATGTTAGAAAGAGTTAAAGAAGTACTAGGTAATAAGCCTATTATGATTAACTCTGCTTTTAGATCTAAACAGGTTAATGATGCTGTAGGATCTAAAGATACTAGCCAGCATCGTATCGGATGTGCTGCTGACATCAGAGTCCCTGGAATGACCCCAGATGAGGTCGTGAAGGCGATTATAGCTTCGGACATAGGGTATGACCAGATCATCAGAGAATTCAACTCATGGACGCATATAAGCGTTCCTAATAGCTTTTCTACATTACCACGTAAACAGGCTTTGATTATAGACAAAGCTGGCACAAGAGTATATTCTTAAATAGATAAAAATCTTGACTTTTTAGTAAAACTGTGTTAATATAAGGACACCATGGCATCCCCGACATACCTACAGTTAGTAAATGACGTACTGATTAGACTTCGTGAGAACGAGGTTTCTTCTGTATCGGACAACGCTTATTCAAAGCTTATTGGTAAATTTATTAATGATGCAAAGCGTCAGTGTGAAGACGCTTACAACTGGAATGCACTATCAGACACTTTATCTGCCACTACAGGTGCAGATGTGTTTAACTATGTATTAGTTGGATCTGGTCAACGCTTTCGTGTCATTGATGTAATTAATGATACCAACGACTATATGTTGGAGTTACAAACAACTGAACAAATGAATAAGTTGTTTCTGATACAGACAGCACAAAAAGACCAACCAAGATACTATAACTTTAATGGTACAAACTCCGACGGAGATACTCAGGTAGATTTGTATCCTATTCCTAATGGTGTTTATAATCTTCGTTTCAACGTGATTAAACCACAGGTTCCTCTTTCAGCTAACTCAGATGCTTTATTAATTCCTTCAGAACCAGTCATATTTAATGCTTTAGCCCGTGCAATGGGTGAGCGTGGAGAAGATGGCGGTATTGCTTCTAACGAAGCTTTTGCAATGTATAGACAATCTTTAAGCGACGCTATTGCTCTTGAATCAGGTCGGTATCTTGAAGAAGCTGAGTGGACCGCCTAATGGCAGAAGCTCTAACAACAGGTTCGATACAAGCTCCAGGATTCTCTGGACTTAATATTCAAGATGCTTCAGTACAGCTCACAAGTGGGTATGCACTAGAAGCGTTTAATTGCGTGGTAGATAAATATGGTCGTATTGGTGCTCGTAAGGGTTGGACCAAAGTAAACACAACAGCAATTACGTCTAGTCCAGCAGTTAAAACTGTATTTGAGTTTGTTAAGTCTGATGGTAATGTAGTATTTAGTTGTGCTGGTAATAAAATATATACTGGTACAACTACATTAACCGCAGCCGTAGACACAACAGTTGTGGATGCTGCTGGTACAGGAACTACTGCATATACTATTACTGATGACAACTGGCAGATTGCTGGTATGCCATATAATCGTAGTGGTAATACTTCTGCTCATGCTGTATTTGTTCAAGCAGGGCATCCAGTATTGGTGTACCATAAACTAGGTAATGCAACACATAACCATACTGGGTCTTATGGTTTTCAAAGATTAGGTGATGTTGGTACTTTACCTACAGGATATTCTGTAAGTACATTCCTGCCTAACTGTGCTATAACAGCTTATGGACGTATGTGGACTGCTAACATAACAGGTGATAATCAAACTGTTTACTTTAGTGACTTACAAGATCCATCTAACTTTACTACAGGTACTTCAGGTTACTTAGACATTAGTACCGTTATTCCTACTGGTGACGGTATCGTAGCATTAGCAGCACATAATGGTTTCTTAATTATTATGTGTTCTAGAACTATTTTAATTTATGCTAATCCTAGAGATCCAGCAACAATGACATTACAAGATGTCATTAAAGGTGTTGGCTGTATTGCTCGTGATTCTGTAGCTTCTGTGTTTGGTTCAGATATTATGTTCTTATCTGAAACTGGTGTACAGTCTCTTGGTCGTTTGATTCAAGAGAAATCTATGCCGTTGCGTGATGTGTCTAAGAATGTACGTGATGATTTAATTGCTAACGTAGCAACTGAGACATTAAAGAATATCAAAGCTGTGTATTATGCCACAGATGCTTTTTATCTCTTATCGTTACCATCAGTAGGTTTTACTTATTGCTTTGACACCCGTGGTGTGTTAGAGAATGGTGCAGCAAGAACAACTATTTGGAAGAATATCAATCCACGTTCTTTCTGTGTATTAGAGAATCGTGATTTATATGTTGGACAACTTGGTTATATAGGTAAATACAATAACTACCAAGATAACAGTTCTAGCTATCGTTGGTCTTACTACACTAATTACTTTGACTTCGATCAACCAACATCGATTAAGATTCTTAAGAAGCTAGGAATGGTTGTTATTGGTGGCGGTAGTCAGGTCATTTCTATTAAATGGGGCTTTGACTATACTAATAACTATAACAGCAGTACACTGACGTTAAAATCTATTACTGTTGCAGAATACGGAACAGCAGAATACGGCATCGCAGAATATGCTAATGGTATTGCTTTAGATAGTTTAAAGTTTAATGCTTCAGGATCGGGTAAAGTATTACAAATTGGATTTGAATCAGATATTAACGGATCTCCGCTATCTATTCAAAAAGTAGATGTAGCTATTAAAACAGGAAAGAATAT